GGTAAATATCCCAGAACTTTCAGACATACCAGTTCCAATTTTATCAAAAACTGTGTCGTTTCTTTCCCAATTTGAATCAAGTGTTTCAGCACTTGATACATTAGTTTTATCAGCTGTCAATCTCCATTGGTCAGCTTCTGTAATTCCACCTAATGGTGGAGTATTAAAAGTATTATCTCCTCTTAAAAAAGTAGAAGATGATTTAGTTCCTGTTGCTGTTAGTTTAGCAAGTGAAACTGTACTGTCAGATGGAACTCCAAGATCAAGAGTTGAACCTAAAATATGAATAAAGTCGATCACATCTCCTGTAACTAAATTACTAGCAAAAATAATTTGGGAAGAAGAAACTGTGAATGAAGAATTTGGTTGCTGTAAAATTCCGTTCAGCGACACTAGCATATGGTTAGCACTTTCTGGAACTACATTAACAGATGATACTTGCATAGTGTATGCAGCTTGATTGTTTACAACACTTATTGCATCACAAACTTGAAAGTTTCCTATCTGGGGTTCTCGTCCAATGTAAGCCATAATTTATTATTCCTTTGGATATTTATCTTTAGTTGTTTTAATTGTAGCTTTCCAAGCATCTATTCCATTGTGGTAGATGTCATCTAATTGATCTGCCATTGATGGATATTCTTTTGCTCTTTTTCTTTGATATTCTGCATTGTCATAAGCAGTTTGAAGTTCTGCTATTTTAGCTTCTATGTCAGCTTTAGAAATGGGTGTTGTTCCTTCTAGCCATTCAATTACATTAGAATTAATATCTTTATCATTTCCTGTTACAACTACTTTTGCATTTGGATTTATTTTAAGTATTGCTTTTAATATCATTATGCTCCTATCTCTATTAAAGTTATGTAAGAAGTAGTAACCCAATCACCACCAAAACTATTTTGTACTGCTACTGACGCAGTACCATTTATATTTGCAAATTTTGTTTTATAAGTTACAGCAGAAGTTGATGAAGGCGAATCCACAACATTAAAACTTATACTTGCAGATAAATTATCATTTGTAATTTCAATCCAACCTACACCACCAGTTCTTCCAATTTCTGTTGAATCTCTAAATAAATTAATTCTTAAAGCATTATTTATATTACTGTCATTAACATAATTACCATTATGAGTTGCTAATACTAAAATTTTACTTGATGTTGCAGATGGTGTTATTGCTGCTGTCAAAGTAGTATCAGCTAATGTACTTGATGAACTAGATACTTGTGTTGTGGTGGTTGCATGAACTTGTTGCAAAACCTTACCACCTACACCACTAGCAAGTTTAGCTGCTGATATAGCATCATCTGCTATTTTAGAAGTAGATATAATTCCATCTGTAATATCCCCACTTGTTAAAGGAACTGATGTAGGTGTTTTTCCTATATAAGACAATTAGAACTCCTATGTAATTTCCATGATTGAAAGTGTACCAGATACTTTATCAGCTACTGAACAATCTATTTTTAAAATATCAGTTGTTTCCATAACTACTTTACCACCTGATAAAAGTTCTAATGAACTACCAGCTGGGATTGTTACATCTTTTACTAAAAACGCAGTTCCATTAGCTACGTTGTTTGCACCATTTCTATTTGCTGTATCACTAACTAATTCTACTTCAACTGTAACTGCTGTTGAGTGAATGTTAGTAAGAATTAAACCTAAAATTACTGTAGTTGTGCTTGATGCCACCGTGTACATAGAGTACGGAGTTCCAGCACTAGCTGGTTCTGCTGCGAATGTTACACATTTAAAAGTGTTTGCCATAATTTATCCTTTATCCTAAAGCAATAGCAAGAGCAGTAGCCTGTGGGTCAGTTTCTGCTGGTACTAAACTTGTTACTTCTGTTGTTGTTAAGTTTGAATCGTTTGTAGTCGTATTTATGTAAAAAGGCAAGTTAATCCATGCACTCCCATCATAAATTTTTGGTTGCCAAGCAGTTGCAGTTGTTGTGTCAATCCAAAGCATTCCTGATTGTGGAGAACTAGGTGCTGAACTTCCTGAATTTGTACTACCTAATGCTACAAGTGCATTGTTTAAATCACTTCTAAAATTTGGAAATGATTGGTTAGCTATATCTAAATCATGTGTTGCCATAATAATTCCTTATACTCTTTTTAGAAACCTTTTGCAATATAATCAAACGTTTTTGATATAGCTGAATTACTTGAATTTTTAAAGGTTACATTAAATCCTGTAATAGTTTTATTCTCTATTAAGAAGAAATCTCCAACTGCCATTCCTTGTCCAGCTACTCCAACAGCATAATTAGTAGTTTTAAATGGTTGATTAAATACTACGGTTTTAGTTGTTGCACCTGATGTTATATCATTACCACTAAATATTCTATCTTGCATATCAATCGTTACTGATACTTGTGATACGACAGGAGTAGAAGCTAAATCTTTTGAACTTAATACTACTCTGAATTTAAAATATCTAGCTGTGTAATCTCCAATAACAAAGTTTTGAAAAGCTGTATAAGTTGTATTATCATCAGAAGTTGCTATTTCTAAATGTGCATTTGAGTTAGCTGGTGTATCTCCATCAAAGTTAGAGTTAGTAGAATCAAATAATCCTGATCTGTTATCAAATAAATCATCTGGGTTATCTGATGTTTGAGATAAACTAGCTGTAATTCTTGAAGTATGTTTAGCACCTATATCTATAATATCTGCAAATAAATAATTACCACTTGCAAAGAAATCAGCATTTTGAACACCAGAGTCAAAAAACCTACTTGTTTCAGCATCAAAGTTTCCTGAAGCACTATCAAATAATTCAGAAGAATCTAATCTTAAAGTGTTATCAGATACTATTACATTAGTTTTAGTTCCATCAAAATCTGGGTGTTCTGATTGTGATGCTATTGAATTAAAATTAGTTACTCCTGTTACATTAGAAATAATTGCAGTTGCATTAGAACTAAAGTTTCCAAGTTTATCTACAGCTTTGATTAAGTAAGTACCTTGTCTAGCTGGTACTGATATTGAAGTTGCTGGTCTTGATATTTTTTCTACCAATGCTACTGAATCTGCCCAAGTTCCTGTACCGTCAAGTTGCTCACTAAATCGTAATTGATAGTATGCTAAATCTAAATCTCCAACTTGTGTCCAACCTAAATGTGCCTCTTGTCCTACAATATTACATGAAAAATCTTCAACATCTTCTGGTGGCTCTACTGCCCCTACAATAGTTCTAGTAGCTGTTACATAAGTTGATGATACTCCAAAACTATTCACAGCTTTAACTCTTACATTATAAATCTTTTGGTCAATTACATTTAAGACTCTGTGATTTAATCCTGAACCTTGTGCATAGATAATATAATTCGAATCTGTACTTAACTTGTATTCTACTTGGTAATAATCAACAAAACTATCAGGACTTGCACCTATTGCTACATCTAAAGCTACAATTACAGTTCCATCATTATATTCGACTAATGTATCATCTAGTGTAACACTTGCTGGTGGTTGAATAAGAAATGGATTAGGTAAGTTTGTACTAGGTGTTGATGCTACTTGTGTTTTAGTAGCCCAAGTATAATGTGCGTCTTGGTGTTCCATTAAATCTAAACCTAATGTGAAATCAGCATTAAAATTTATTGCTAATACTCTAAACTGTTTATTTGAAAAACCTAATGAAGCATGAGTTACTCCTACAATATCTCCTATGGCAATATCATAAGCACTAAAGCTAACATTGATTGTTAAACCTAATGCTTCTCTTGATCTTCTTAAAATAACTTCTGCTAGTTCCAACGCTTGATATGGACTTGTGATTGTCTTTAAATCAAATCTTCCCTCTAATAAAAAACCACCATCAACAGCTTTCATAGTTGCGTGTTTATCTGCTGTTGCATATCCACTATCATCTATTTCAGGAAATTGTACTTCATTAACTTGATAGTTTCTATCTGGGTCAACAAACGAACATATAACTCTATTGTATTTTGAATTTTTAGTTGGACTATTTAAAGTATAACCACCAATAATATCATCTTCTGTAATTGTAATTGATGATGAGCCTGTTGTTTCTACTATTAATTTATATTTTCCACCAACATAAGGTAAATAACCTCTGCAACCTTTTAAAAATTCTCTAACATTATCTATTACAGGACTTGAAGTATCTATAATAGCATTACAATCCATAACGTCTATTGTAGTTGAGCCATAAGCTGTAACATCTGTATCACAAATTCCTGAAGCAGTATAAAAACTTGGTATATCAATATTTGCTATCGCTATTCCTTTTCCATATCTTTCGTT